GATGATGAATACTGGAATAAACTCCACTTTTTGTTCATCATCGGTCCATCTTACTCTGTCCATGACTAGCCCCCCATGAAGTCGCCACCTTCAACCGCAGCGTTTACATCCCGGCCAGTGTAAGACGCTTTGTTGTCCGCATGGATTTGCTCCGTGCTTCTGGCTGGCTGAAGCGACTGGGCATATACGAGAAGTTCGTAAGCATCAATGACGCCTTCGATTTTTATTTTGTTGCCGTCCCGTTTGGTGAAGCCGTGTGTGTTGTTGTCGATCCACTCGGCCAGTTGTGCTGCTTGTACCTGTTTCATTTGCTCTTCTCCTTCTAAAATCTAATCTCATCGTCGGCCCAGTCGTAAATATCCCAGCCGAAATTATCGTGCAGGAATTGGCGCAGGGTCATTGCCCCTTCTCCCGTATCTCAAGGTCAAAAAAGTCCAGTGTGGCGCGGACAACAGGAACGTAATCACTACCCCATCCTAGTCTTGCCACCACATCTACCAGCGGGTCAGGCTTGGGCTTGCGTATAACGAAAGCGCCTATAGCGCCTGCCGCAGAAGCAGACCGTCCATCTTTGATATGGTCAATCGCCTTTGCTACCGCATCGCTCACCTCTTGCTTAAAGGCTTCGTGCTGTTCTTCTGTCTGCGCGATGCGGGAGTGCATGGCGTATATCTGAGATGCGTGTGCGACCTTATCCGCTTCGTGCGCTTCGATGGCACGGCATAGTGCTTCGTCTTGTGCTTGAGATAATCGACACATCTGTAGTTTTAGTGGCAACTCTCGCTCCGCCAATACCTCATTCACCAGCGCCAAGGCTTTTGCTTCAATGTCTGTCATTTCAAATGCTCCCCTTCTTCAATCCGATCCGCCAGCCAACGTGTGTTGCGTTCGAACATGTTCATCTTACCTGAGCGAAGCCAAGCGATGATTGCTTCCTTCTCATTCACGACAGGCATTTTCTCTTCCGTAGTTTTTGTAGGACGTGTCATTATATTAACTCCTTGATTGTAAACCCTTTTGTCTGAGCGTAGGCGATGAGGTCGTCGATCCACATGATGCCTTTACCTGAAACAAAATACTGATTGACGCCCCGGTAGGGTACGTTCTTCACGTCGCCCCATGTGTGGGCCGATTGCTCGTACATTCGTATATCTGCACGATGAACCGACGGGTGCGTGCGGCGCAGAAAGTTCGCAGCCTCAGCCGCGATCAATTTCGTGTGGCCTCGGAACTCCCGCCGAGCGACCGTCTGCTCTATTTCTGTATCGGCTGGGACGAATTTAGTTACCTCGGCGTATCGTTCCGTCTTCGATACAGCGACGGTTCCCGTTTCTTTAAGCCAACCCTTAATCGTTCTGCGGTCGCTGCCGTATAGACGCATAAGTTGAGCGCATGTCATGGTCGGGGCCATCGTGCAGAAGGTATCTGGAACAGACCGCTTCCTTCCGCTTGAACTGACAACGATCTCCGTAAGTTTAAGTTCATCCATCCAACGAACGACCACCGACCTAATCCGGCCATAATGTTTAACGAGTTGCGACACATTCATAGTGCGCGCCAACTCCCGTAGGTCCTCCGGCGGTGGCGATTTATGGGAAACAAATTCCCGCTTCAGCCCTATCTTTCTACGCCGCGTATCAACGGCGTCGGCAGAACGGCCAAGCACTTCTCCGATCTGCCCGTATGTCAGATTCTTATGGTAAAGTTCTGTGAGTGTAGCGTCCTCTTCGGCGCGCCACGGCATAAAACTGTTAGACATAAACTCCCTCATTTGTTGTTGCCCTTCTTGGGTGGCACAGTTTTAATATCGAACGCAAGAACTTTTTTTTGTTGACGACACTATGCTGTTTGTGCCAGCTATACGGAAAGCAAACGTGACACCGACGAAAAAGAGGGAAGAGTATGGTAGTAAGCATCGACTTCGAGACGCGTAGCGCCGTCGATCTCCGCAAGACTGGCGTCTATAAGTACGCCTCCGATCCCTCAACCGACATCTGGTGCATGGCATACAAAGCGCCGTGGTCTGACGACGTGCTAGTATGGCAGCCGGGCGATGCGGTAGATACCCACCTCGAAGATTGGATCGTTGAAGGCGGATTGCTCTCGGCATGGAACGCGAACTTCGAGCGCACGATCTGGAACGAGATCATGGTTGGCCGCTACCAATGGCCCCGCACCGGCATTAAACAATGGCGCTGCACAATGGCGCAGGCCAGCGCGATGGGGCTACCTCGCGCACTAGGCCAAGCGGCGTCTGTCCTTGGCGTTGAAGAACAGAAGGACAAAGCTGGCGCGGCCCTTATGCTCCGGATGGCACGGCCCCGTAAGGTGAACGCCGACGGCAGCTATACTTGGTGGAACACGAAAGACAAGATCGATACGCTAGTAGCGTACTGCATCCAAGATGTTAAAACAGAACTATCCGTAGCTGCGACACTGAACGACATGCCCGACAGTGAGCGTCGTCTTTATCAACTTGACCAGCGCATCAACGACCGTGGCGTTAAGGTTGACCTTGACCTCATCGAACGGGTTAGCAAACTTGCTAACTCCGCGTCAGAGAATATCGACGCAGAGATCAAGCGCCTTACTAACGGCCAGGTCAAAGCAGCAACGAACGCAATGGACTTAACTGCGTGGCTTCGTGGCTATGGGTTAAAGGTGAACTCCGTGGACAAGCAGACCGTGACGCGGATGCTGGGCATGGAGAAGCTACACCCCATCATCAAGCAGGTGCTGCGACTACGCCAAGACGGAGCCAAGTCTAGCACCGCTAAGTATGAGGCAATGGTCAACGCGGCTAACGCCGATGACCGTATGCGCGGCCTTCTTATGTATCATGGCGCGGCAACGGGCCGCTGGTCTGGTCGGCTGGTGCAGCCGCAGAACTTTCCACGTCCGCAAAAGAAGCAAGCCGAGTTGGACGAGATCATCGCCAAGCTAAAGGCTGACGAGGATGTGTCAGAATATGGGGCCGGAACGGTCCTAGCTTCCGACCTGTTACGCTCGATGCTGATTGCCGACGATGGCCACCGCCTTATGTTTGCCGACTACTCCGCGATTGAAGCGCGTGTCTTGGCGTGGATAGCTGGGCAGACTGATCTGGTTGAGACGTTCCGCAATGGCGGGGACGTGTACAAAGAAATGGCATCGGCCATCTATAACGTAAACGTAGAGAGCGTGACAGACGGGCAGCGCCAAGTTGGCAAGATGGCAATCTTGGGTTGTGGCTATGGCATGGGCGGCAAACGCTTTGCCGAGCAGTGCGCAACGATGGGTATCAATGTAGACGAGGACGAAGCCAAGCGCATTGTCTCCGTGTACCGCGAGAAGAACAATCGGATCGCGCAATACTGGCGTGATAGTGAGAACGATTTTGTAGAGATGGTGAAGGGAGCAGGCCGTGTTGGGTCGGTCGAACTCCCACTACCTAGCGGGCGGTCGCTAACGTACCACAATCCGCGCATCATTCAGCGAGAGACACCTTGGGGGGCTATGCGCGACACAGCCCAAGTCGATACGCTGAATAGTGTGACGCGTCAGTGGGTGTCCCAGATAATCTGGGGCGGTCTATTGACGGAGAATGTGGTGCAAGCGACCGCCCGCGACCTGATGGCCACGGCCATGATGGCGTTGGAACTTAAAGGCTACAACGTAATCCTGTCCGTACACGATGAAATCATTAGCGAAGTGCCAGATGATTTTGGTTCGCTTGAAGAGATGATTGAAATCATGACACGAGTTCCGGCATGGGCGGATGGATGCCCAGTCAACGCCGAAGGCAAAGAAGGAAAGAGGTATCGCAAATGACAGAACACGCAAAGTTTGGCGCGTCGAATGCAAAGCGCCGCATGGGTTGCCCAGGTTCACTTAAAGCCGAGGCTCCGTTCCCTAATGAGAGTTCGCCATACGCTGAACTCGGTACGGCAGCGCACGAACTCGGTGAGTTCTGCTTAGTCAATGGACATGAAGATGCCTTCGCCTTCATTGGCCAAGAGCATAACGGCCACAAGGTTGACGACAACATGGCCCGTGCGGTGCAGGTTTACATCGACTACATTCGAGATGTGGCCACATCGGAACCAAGCATCTGCCGCTATGAGAAACGCTTTAGCCTAGACAAACTTGATCCACCCATGCCGATGTTCGGCACGGCTGACTGTATTATCTACGCCAAAGCAACCGGGACGCTTTACGTCATCGACTATAAGCACGGCCAAGGCGTTGCGGTTGAAGTCACAGACAACGAGCAGCTTAAATACTATGCGCTTGGCGCTATCCTTGAGATAGGCGAGAAGGCTCCAGTCAATAAGGTTATCACGGTTGTTGTGCAGCCACGCGCCATGCACCACGATGGGCCGGTGCGTCAGTATAGCTACAGCCGTGACGAGATCATGGACTTTGGAACCGAACTGATTGACGCAGCGCACGAAGCCATGAAGCCAGACGCAGCGCGCATATCTGGTAAGCACTGCACATTCTGTCTGGCAGCAGGAACTTGTTCGGCTCTGCGCAACAACGCCCTTGAGATCGCACAAGACGAGTTCGGCACAGTGCGAAACATCAATGACCTATCCCCTCAAGAGATAGCGGACTTCCTGCAAAGGGTTCCGCTGATTGAAGAATGGATCAAGTCTTTGCGCCGCCACGCCAATAACATACTTGACGCTGGCGCGGAACTTCCCGGCTACAAGCTGGTTGAGAAACGACCGACTCGCCGCTGGCGGGTTGAGGAAGAGTTTGTGGCTTGGGCCACAGAAGAAGGTCTCGATGACGACGACATCTACGAAAAGAAGTTGAAGTCGCCACCGCAGATCGAGCGCCTTGTGGGTAAGAAGAACTTGCCTGCCTCGCTCGTTATAGCTGTATCATCCGGCACATCTATGGTCGCTGATACAGATAACCGTCCGGCTGTTGCCCTGTTGGCAGCAGACGAATTTACCGTTGAATAAGGAAACACCGATGTCAAAAGTTATTACACCTGAAGCAATCATCTCTTATCCGCATGTGTTTGAACCACAGATTCCGCCGGGTGCAAGTGAGCCAGTCTATTCTTGCTGCCTTGTATTCCCTGACGGGACGGACATGTCCGAACTGAAAGCGGTTGCGGCGTCTGTTGCTAAGGAAAAGTGGGGAGACAAGACCAAATCGTTAATGGAAGGCGGCAAAATCCGTATGCCTTTCCGTAACGATGGCGAAGAGAAGGGCTACCCTGAAGGGTCGGTCTTCATGAACGTCAAATCTAAGCAAGCCCCCGGTGTGGTCAGCAAGTTTGCTGGCGAGAACGGCAAGCCTGCTCCGATCACTGACCCCAAGGAAATCTATCCGGGGGCCAAGGTCCGTGCCTCGCTGCGTGCGTATGCGTACAGCGTCAATGGCAACAATGGCGTTGCCTTCTCACTGGGCAATCTTCAGAAGGTAGCCGACGGTCCCCGTATGGATGGCCGTCTGTCTGCTGCGGACGAGTTCACTGCGACGGAACGTCCGTCCGCAGACATCTCCGACCTTGACGATTTGCTCTAAGTGAAGGGAAGGGAAGGGCCGAGGAGTTGGAAGTCACCTCGGCCCTTCTTAATCTAAAGCCTCAGAAATCATCTGGGCTTTCTTGGCTAGGGTCTTAGCCACAATCTCATCGACAGAATTGACAAGGCCAAACGTCCGCACGATGACGGGCTTTGTCTGGCCGATACGGTGGCAACGCTTAGCCGCCTGCGCGTTCACCGCCGGAACCCAATCCATCTCCACAAACGCCACCTGATTTGCAGCCGTCAATGTAATGGCGGTGGAGCAGGCCGTGATCTGGCCGATGAAGACGCGCACCTTCGGGTCGGTCTGGAAGTTATCAATCGCCGCTTGACGGTCAGCGGAAGACATACCGCCTGCCACTACCACCGGATTGAAGTCTTTCAGTCTATCGTACAACGTCTGGATTGCGTCGGTGTGGTAGGCAAAGATTACGATTTTGTCGTAGGCATCATCAGCCAACTCGCCCGCTATCTGTGTGGCGATAGGCGCTGCCTTGGCCGCACCAGTTAAGCGACGTAGTGACGCGATGTGAGGGGCAATGCTTTCGATCTCGGTAGACAAGTCTTGATTTGTCAGCGAATGCGCGAGAATCATATCGACCGCTTCGGCTTGGCGTGGATCGTCGATGTGTTTGCGGTCGCTCCAATTAGCAATCTCAACAGGTACATCTTGCCACCATATTGGAGGTAAATCTTTCAGCACGACCTCGCCCTTGCGGCGGAGCATGATTGCTTTTAGCACGGTCTTGAACTCATCCATGCGCTCGGCCTTGTTGCCAAGAATTTGCAAGCCGAACTGTCCGCTCCAAGTCTTGCAGAAGTAGGTCGTAAACTCGGTGAAGTTTAGTGGGTACTTCCAAATCGCTTTGAGATGCGTCCAGAAATCACTGACGTTGTTAGGAATGGGAGTACCACTAAGAAGCCAAACACGATCAGCGAAACGAATAAGACCATCGCCGCGACAGTACTGACCATATAGATACTTTGTGCGCTTAGCAGTACGGTTCTTGAGATAATGCGCTTCATCCAAGACAAGAACGTCTGGCTCAAACTTTGCGATTTCATTGCGAACCTCCTTCGATTGCGTAATCTTATCGTAGCTAAAGACTTTGACTTCGCGCTCGACCGTACCCCACTTGTCGAACTCACGACGCCAGTTAATCTTGGCGATGGCAGGACAAACGACAACGATCTTTGTTAAGCCGAGTGTATCACACGCTGCGATAACTTGAAGTGTTTTGCCAAGGCCCTGCTCATCCGCAAGGAATGCGGCGGGGTTCTTACAGAGAAAGTCTGCGCCGACCTTTTGGTAATCAAACAGATGATCCATTGATTCGGTAGCTCCCCGTTTCCGTATCAAATTTTATGATATTATGTTCTAATAAAAAAGGGACACAATCCATTAAAGAATTATGTGCGTCAGCATGTTCTTTTTTAGAACACACGAACAGGTTGCCCAAACGGTTGTCTGTATCTACGCAATTTATATGATGAACAACTTCTTCCGGAGTTAGAAACCGGCCAATGGCGCGCTCAACAACTAGGCGGTGTTGGTGAACGTATCCTTTTTTAGCGTATGGGTGGCCCGTGCATTTCTCTATAATGCTGCCTTTGTTAGTTCCTCTGCGTCTACGAACAGACCCGTCCGGTTTACTTACAATTGCCTTACGGCACTCCTCGGAACAAACCGCCGAGCCGTACCTTTTGTAGTTACTTAAGTGCGCCAAAACTACCGCGCCACAGACGCACTTAGTTTCTATGAAATATCTATTGGCCGATTTCCCTCGGTATAAATACGGCTTCCTAAATATGCCGTCGCCTTTTTCTATTAAGCCAGCATATTTATCGCTGTATCGTTCGTTTTCTTGGAGTTTCACTCCGCGCTTTGTTGGCATTTTCTAGTCCCCAAACAGCAAGCAACGCCGCATCGGCACGCCCGTCGTCCTTCTTTCTAGAAAACATAGTAGCGTGTTCTGGGAATAATTCAATAGCACGTTCTCTACTTGCGTCTTTTCCCTTAAATAGACGCATTGTTTTTGTCCAAGTCGCAGGGGGCACAAGCGTTACAGCCGCGCCCAAAGTGGCGAGGACACCTTCCAATACACCGCCTGCACGGCCAAACGCAAAAGAACTGGATACGCCCTGCCCGGGCATGGCCCATGTTTTCTCAACATAAGCCTGATCGTTTTCATGTATATGTGGGCGGAGGGCTTGGGCTAAAAGAGCAGGGTCTACTTGGTTAACCACCCGTGTCCCGCGCTTAACTTTTATAGTTGGCATATCTATAATCGTAAGCTGTCGGGTTTCGGTATCCAATATAACTATTGCTCCGAAGGCTCCAGGATCACATCCAACTATATTCATGGGCATTCTGTACAGTATTAGAAGCTAGTTCGCAAGTTACTGCGTGGCCCCAAAGACTTACGATGGCGAAGCCCGTCGGGTTTGTGGCGACGCTTTGACTTTGGCTGTGGTCGCCATGACATATCTTTAACGCTAGTCTTCTTGGCCATTACTAAATCCCGGAGAGAAGTCCGATTAACTGATCGCGCTTAGTCTTCTTAGCACCTCTGCCAAGAGATGCCATGATAGCCGAAAATTGTTCGGCGACATCTTCTGGCGATGCTTTAGGGGCTAGTGAAGCCGGAGCGGCAGCCATAGCGACTTTAGGCGTCGTCTCTTTCTTCGTAGACATAACCATCTCTGTATCCGGCTTCCCCATAAGGTCTTCCGCGCCAACGAGTTTTACGAATTTACGGACATAATTCTTCGTTTCGGCGAAGGGAGGTACGCCGCCGTACTTGCTGACGTTTCCGGGACCGGCGTTATACGCAGCCGCAGCAACCACAGGATCGCCAAACTTCTTCAGCATCTTTGCGTAGTATTTAACACCGCCTTCGATATTCTGATACGGATCGGATATATCAGCGACACCCATTTCTTTTGCGGTGCTGGGCATAAGTTGCATATGCCCTTGCGCCCCCGCTGAGGAAGAACGAACATTCTTACCGCTGGCGGTTTCATTTTGGTAGATAGCGCGAACATGCGAACGCGGAACGCCGTACTTGTCGGCCATCTGATCTACATAACCTGTATAGTTTTTCGGCATAAATACCTCAGATTCCCTTACCGAAAGATCGTTTTTCACCATAGACAGGCGCAAAGCCGCCCATCTCATCGGACTGTACGTCTATCAAGACCTGCCCCTTTGGCGCTAACTTACGAAATCTCTGAAGCATATCACTTGACGCCTCAACCGGAGGTTTAATTACAGGTTCTGTAGTAGCGGCTGCAGCAGTTGCCGGACTCAGACCAATCCGCGCCATATTAGCTAGTTGCTGCGCTGCGGGGCCAGCTTCACGGGTCATGACATACTGCAAGCCCCGCCGTCCTTGCGGGCTATACAACGCGGCCAGTGTGGCCAATGTAGATACCGGCAATTCGTAAGGAACTGCGCCTTCTTGCTGCGCCAGATACGTCCCACCGGCCCCGGCCCCAATGAGGCCAAGTGCTTGCGCGGTAGCCGCACGAGTAAATGTGCCGCTTTCGGCGAGGCCCTTGGGCAACTCCATACCGGCACGGGCGAGGTCTTCGTAGAAGCCGCCTATCTTACCCCCGCTTAGGGACTTAACTGCGCGAGTAAGACTTGAAGGGCTAACAGTGTTTCCACTGTACCCAACAGCCTTATCCAGAACTGTCTGAGCGTTCCACGCCTTATTAAGCCGAAGAAGTTCCTCTGCCTGAGCCGGATTTTGTTCGGCTAAAGTATCGAGCATCCAACTACGAACCTGCGCCAAACCGGAACCGACACGACGCTCGAACCCGTCATCGGACTTCATAAAAGTACGAGCAGTATCTGAAAGGCCGCTTAATGAGTTTTGTAGATTACGGCCAGAGATACGGCCCATAGTATCGGATACGGCCTCTACATTCTGTGTTACCGTAGACAGGAAATCATCCAGCAAACCCTTACGGCTGGCTGGAAGGTTCAGACTGCTAAAGATATCAAGAGTTTGGTTCTGCCAGTTATCTGGCAGCGCCATATCTAGATTTGGCACAAGGTCGTTAAACTTATTAGAAATACTTTTCTTTACCCAACTGACAGCCCTATCTCCCGATAAGTTGCTGGGAAGGTCTACATTAATGAAATCGGCAAGTTTAGTCACCGCCGCCTTTTCAAAATCCTCTGGAACCGTACCACGGGCTTGGCTAATAAGCGCGCCAAGACCGGGAATAGAAGTAAGGGCCGTCTCCGCCATATTTGCGGCTCGGCCAATCGCAGTATCGGTAGCGCCGAGAATAGCACCCGGCGTAAGACGAACGCCGAGATCAGTAAGCGCACGGACACCTTCCGTTACCTTCGGGGCGATAGTGCTTCCAACAAAATCGCCAACACCCTTCCCGACAACCCCAAGGCCCGCGCCGGTAGCCGTTTCCCCCGCAAATTCGGTAGGCGTCTGTGCTTGCGAAAGAAGCGCGCTAGTCGCGCCACCCGTTACCGCAGACCCACCAAAAGTAGCGGGAGCCACAGAGCCACCTCCGGCTACGATAAAAGGAGCTACGCCAGCTACATTGCCGACAATTTGCGACACCTTGGCGGGGGACTGCGCACGCGAAATGTTCTGCTGAGCCAATATATCAGCCGCAGATTCAAATCCTAAGTTTTGAAAAAAACGATTTCCTGAAGGAAACGCTTGTTCAAGCCGCATAGCCGCAGTATCCAACGGCTGACGAGCGCCAAGATAAAGTCCTTCGACAATATCAGCAACAGTACCCAAAGCACCGGGAGACGATGGCCGTTCCGCTACCGGCCTAGAACGAGCATACGACTTCATAGCCGCATCGATAACTTCTTGCGACGTTCCGTCTGGAAACTCGTGGGCTACCCCATCTGCGGATACCGCCTTAATGGTCATTGGATTCGGTTCCCCTTAGCATCGTATGTAAGAGTCTTTTTAGGTTTGGGGAGAATAGCGGCCTGCGCGGCGCGCATAGCTGGCGACCTACCGGGCCGTACTTCAGAAATACGAGCATCAAGAAACGCACTACGCTCATTCATTAAAGAACGAATTCCACTCATTTTTTCTTCGATTTTTGAGTCGCTATCGTTAGAACTTGGCTTAAAGGCATCCAACTTCTGCTGAAATTCCGCCCTGTCTTGCGAACCTTCACCTGGAACACGAGTGATCTGTGACGCAAGAGAATACAACTGACTTGCCGCAGTATTAAACCTGCCTACATCTTTACTAACAGACGACGTGGGGGCTATGCTTGGGAAATATTCCCGCGCTACCCGCCAAGGCTCAACACCCTTCAGCGAACGATTATAGATCTGCTCTACGCGGTTAAGCTGCTTTTCGACGCTGCGTACTTGCGATCTTGCAGCAGTCAAATCTTGGTAGATTTGCTGAGTAGGAACGGGTGCTTCAGCCTGCGCCGCCGCAGCCTTACCGCCCGGCGTTTCAAGCGGCTTTAGGGGGCCAGTAGTAGCGGGCAATACAACACGCGGCGCGGCGGGTCGAGCGCCGCCCATGTTTAGCTGACGAAGGATTTCAGGGTCAGTAATTTGATCGCCAGTTGCCATCTCGTGTTCCTTATTCTTCGTATACTTTGCCGTTGATAACAACAACGTTCATTGGTTTGCCATCTTTTACAACAGCCCTGCGGTCAATAGTTACACCGGGAATTTCTATAAGACCTTGCGGAGTATTGATGGTTTTACCAGCGCCGCTGAGCGCGTCAAGATATGCTTTATACGCAGGGCTTCCTACCGGGAACCTAGCTGCGGCGTTTTTCATGTCTTCGGTTGGGGCGTAAGTTTCCGGCGCGATAAACTTCTCGAATTTCTTACCGTAAGACGCAAAAAATACGTCGTCGGGAATTAAACGGGCTTCCGCTTGCATTTCAGCAGGAAGTGTCGAGATAATTTGATCTTTCTGGGCCTTCATCAGAGCCGAACGCTCCGCGCTTTTACGCGCCTGATCTATAGTAATACGGTTCTGAAGTTCAGCGGATTTCTGCTGCTGAAGCTGAGCTATAGCTTGTTGCGGCGTTGTCTGACTTCCCCGTGCCACTGATTTAAGGAGCGCGCTAAGCCCCATAAGTTTGTCGGCCCCAGTGAGCGTACCGCTCAAGTTGCCGCCCATAACCTGCGCCAACTTCTCGGCGTCAGTGAGCGGCGTAGCGGACGGCATAGGGTTTTTGCCAAAAAGACCGAGCGGATTGAATGCCATTATCTATGCCTTACCAAAAATACCAAGGGTTTTAAGACCCGCAAGCACACCTGCAATATCACCGGCGGTTCCGATGGCACCTTGCCCCGGCTGAGTTGTCGTTTGCGTGACTGGGGACGGAAGACCCTGCGAACCCATGAGCAACGTCTGAAGCTGCTGCTGCGGGAAGCCACGCTGTTCCAAGAAGTCCTTGTAGGCCAGATCAATGTTCTGCTGAGCCATGCCGCGTTGTGCTTGACCCGCGCCCTGAAGCATCGCCGCATAAGTCTGCTGATTGCCCAGCGCCTGTTGACCGTAGCCTGCAAGAGCCTGTGCACCCGCAAGCTGCTGACTCGGCAGACCCTGTGCAAACCCAGCGGCTTGCGTGTATCCACGATTATAGAGATCAGCCAGCGTCTGAGCCGTATTCAAATCTTCTTGACCTGCAAGCTGCGCTTCGTAGACACCACGGCGTTCGTTACCAAATGCCTTGGCTGAAGCAAGCTGCGCCCGCGTTGATGCGTCACGTTCAGCGCGGTTCTGTGCCAAGCGGGCCATCGTGGCGTCGATGACGTTGGTCTGGAACGGCGACATGAAGCCGGAGACATCTTGCTGGAACTGTTGCGGCGTGTAGCCCGCTGCGCGTTGGGCAACCTGTGTAGCTTGGTTAAGCTGCGGCATACCAACTTGCTCGGTGGCTGCGCGGGTGGCGACACCGAACGCCTGCTCTTCAGCGGGTCGGAACTGCGCAATGCGCGGGCCACCGTAGGCCTGATACGGAATGGACGCAACCTGCTGTGCGGCTCCATAGTTACGCGCCAGAATATCCTGAATGAAAGGATTGAGCGCCTGAGTTTGCGTAGTAGTTACCGCCATTATAATCTCCGTGCGGACTGGCCGCCTAATCCTTCGTTATTACCATATAAATTAAACAATTGACAGCCCATTACTACTGCACCTGCATCACTGATAAAAGGCAAGATGGCCCAGATGGAGCAAATGCCGTTGCAGGAGAAGCATGAAGTTCAAGGTTGGTACTATCAGCAGCCCACATTAATTCAATATAATCGCCAGCAATTAAGGGAAAGAAGTGATCTATGCCCGACGCCGCATGACCGCCGTTGATGTTATCTGTTACCAAAATCGCACTTGCAGGTACATCGGTTCCATTTTTCCTGAACCAAAACCATGTAGTTTTTGCGCTACTATTGTTGGATAGAATTGTAAAATGACTTGAAAAATTATACACGCCGTCTTCCGCTACGACAATCCGAGATGCAGGCGAACCGATTGAGACGCTCTTGCTATTCTCGGTTGTGTCAAAGGTAATGGCATACGCCGTATTTGCAGCGGCAGGAGACACACTAGTAGTTTTCTTAAACTGGCCGTAGAACCCTTCGTAGATCAGCTTGGCTGGTGAGTAAATCCCAACGTCCTGACCCTTCTCGTAAACATTATTCGAGAAAAGTTCTATAAGGCGGTTGCGTTGCGACTCATAATTCGGATCGTATGCGCCTGGGGGTGGTGGTAGCCTAACGCTCATCTACGGCCACCCGGAATAGCATTCAGTCGCTGCGTCCCTACACGCCAACTAGACGGCGTTGTAGTTGTCACGCGCATTTTAATCTGACGCCCGTTGAAACGAACAGATGTCGGCTGTGTCAAACTATACGGGCCGTAAGTTGTCTCCGCACTTGTCGGATAATAGCGCGTTGTAAACGTGGCGGAGACGCTGCCCAGATTGCGCTCGTCTGGGATTATCTCATTGATATATAAAACCTGATCGCCTTGGCCAATCTGAAACGGGCCAGTCTCCGCGTATGGTAGCGCCCCGCTGTAATTCAAACCAACTTCATGGTCGTATATAAGCCCATCCGTTCCGATCATAATCGGGTTACGGAACACGCCGCGATCAGTACCAGCGGTTCTAGCAAGCGTCCCAATTGACCAATGGTTCTCTACATAATCCCAAGAAACGTAGCTGTCGTTTTCGTTGGCTCCAGCCGATGGATAGAACCACCAGACTTCATTGTACTGGCTATTGTTAACGGCGTATACTTTGGAGATTTGGTCGGCGTTAATGTCATTAAAAACGTAATCATAAACTTCGCATGGTAATGGCTTCACATAGCCATCATAAACGTGGAAGCCCTTCTGCCCCATCCAGACAGCCATGTTATCAAGAACGGCAACGCAGTTTGCGGACACAGCGCCACAGGCCCGACCGGCGATTTCAGCCTGGTACACAAACGGCTGGCCGACATAGGTAAGCGTGTGCGCGTCGATGTCCGTCAGTATAAGGTTCTGGCCACGGACACGTTTGCCTGTGACAATCCGCCCAGCAGTTTGCAGTTTAATGCTACCCGCAAGATTTGTGGAAGAAGCTGTCCAGATAGTGTTGTTTTCAAGGTCTGACCACGCGACCGTCCGCGCATCACCCGAAGCGCCAAGCGCGAACAGGGAGCGTTCGGCAGATACAAGAAGGCCAATGCAATTTGTTGGCGCGTTTGTAATGACAGCGGCTTTTGTTGGCGTTGTAAAATCAAGCTGCCACTCGTACAACTTGCCGTCAGACGTAGAACATCCAACAAGATATTCACCCCAAGTGTCGAGGCTCCACGTTGTAGCAGGCGTTACAGAACCAGTGTCAGGACGAGGTGTGCCGTAAAAGCCACCACCATAAGTACCGATCCCATAGCCAGCGCCCGTAGAAGCATTGTCCGACCCCGCAGTAAAACTAACAGGGGTAATGTCTACCAGAACATTGGATTGGGTAACAGCATATAGTTTCGACGATGTTCCGGCTGCCATCAAGCGGATATTGCCGTTTGTTTTCCATGTGATAAGAGAACGAGCCTTGCCCGTTAAGGCAGAAATAGGGCGAACTTCCCAGCCCCCGACAGGCTCCATAGCTCCCTCTGTCCAGCGCACAAGATTAGTGTCATACCAACGTCCTGTTGACTGAAGTTCAGTTCCGCTGCGATATACGCCAGGTGGTATGGAAATAGGGATCAGTGTCATGCTGTTGTCCGTGTTGGGGCGCTGCGCCCTTATATCACTTTTTAGAAGTTTTTACAGCCTCTTCCCATGCTTCTACAGTCAAGCGATGTTTCAAGGCACAATCGCCGTATTTAGCTATAAGATCAACTTCCCAAGTTGCGCGCTCTGGGTCGATAAGTTGCGATGGCGGGGCTGCGAGTACTGGACAATTACTTGCCAGATTCGCCGGAGGCAGCGGCATTGGCACGATTGATACCGCCTTCGAGCAGCCCGACAATCCGATAGTCAGCAGCACAATCAGCAGGAACAGCAGGGAGAGTTTTGTATATCTCCCGTATTTCGCGGGTTGTTCCGGCGACCACGACATCGGCTTGATCTCGTTGGGTTTGATAAAGCGTAGAAACCTCATCTATCTTTCCTTGCATTTCTTGGCGTTGCTTATCCGCCTTTTCCAAAGCCTTGGAATACGCAGCATCACACCGCCAGTCTCTGACCGTCCACCCGGAGGCAAGGCCAATAACAAGAGCGCCCGCCGCCACATAACCCATGATTGGATTAATCAGCCCCATTTATTTTGCCCCATTCCCTCACCGCAAATATAGTAGAACACGCTGCAATCGTAGCCGCCAAGTCTGTAAGTGAGATCGGCTCACTGCTCATAATTGGCAAGACTACTGCGTTTACAATAACACCCGCAGCGATACCGATGCAGGTGAAAGGACGCCACCAAATACGGACACGCTCAAGTAATGCAGTCTCTATTTGTTTCAACATTATTTTGGGTCCGGATGTTTATCGTGAGGGAGTTCCCAATGCGGACCATCTTTAAATGTTTTCCAGTCACCGCCCCAAGTGATTGGAACATTCTCTAGCTTGGCGGCTTTCTTCATAGCAGTTTCAATTTTATCAAACAGCGGCCAATCCCAACGGATGCTGCCGCCCACATATGGCGCGATGTCTACCGCAAAGCCATGAATGTGGCGTGAGCGCATGGTCTTGGTAGCGCCTTTGGCAAAGAGTTCACGTTGGCGTGCTGGTGAGCGCAGCCCTTCGATCACCGTAAAGTCTATGTCGGAAATGCTGATAGCGCGCTTAACGACGCGCACCATATCTGGATGCACGCCGCGCAAGTTTAACAGAGAACGTGGGCCTAACTTAAACGCCATTACCGATCTGCCTTATGGTCCAGCTTGTCTTCGATCCGGCGGAGGTGCATCATTACCTCATCAAACTTCTTATCAATGGCGTTGAACTTCTCTTCGCCGTAATCTAGCTTTGTTTCTAGAATTGCTAGGCGGTTGCTCAACTGCGTCCAAACGCCAATAAGGCCGAAGACGCCAGCGATTAAAGTCAGAAGTGTATCAAGGCCAAAGCTGGTATCCATTAGCTTTTCTTACTCAGTGCAAGGATTAACTGCTGCACACTGGCGTCTGTAGCCACTGTATCACAAGTACCGTCAGGGTTAAACGTAGCGGGAACTTCAAAGTAAGTGCCGCCCTCAAGCGTACCCTTGGCGTACCATTCAGCTTCGTTTGCTGGGTAGTGTATTGTTAAGACCATACGAGTGCCCTCGTAGCACCAGTGGTTGTTCCGTAAGGGTTAGCTGGTGGTGGGGAACTCCAAATCCATTCGGTGGTACTATCAGTGGCATAACTAGCCGCTGTACGGTCAAACGAAACGCCACCTATAGTTAAAGTCGTCCACCCTTCATTGGGAAATACCCCGTCAACTATAAATGATACATATTTGTCGCCGATATCCAACCAGCCTAGCTGCAAAAAATTAGCTCCAGTACTAGCCCAAGTGGCGGGGGTAACACTACCCGCCAAATCGGATGCATACCCCCAAAATGTAACATCGTCGAGTACGAACAAACCGACTGTAACGGTAGCGGAGCCAGTATATTTTGAACCACCACTGCTAGCTAGTGCGCAAGTAATTCCAGTCATTAGCTCAGCCCCGAGCCGCTAATTACCCATGTAGTAGAAGCAACTTTAACGCACGTTGCTACGCCGTACTGCGCAAGCGCACGCGTGCCTGTGTTCGCAGTCCCTGCTTGGCGTAGTGTATCCGTCGTGATAGATATGTTCTGGCTGCTAGTGCTATTGTTAAACACAACAATGGCTGTGCCGATAGGGAACGCTACCGAACCGTTGGCTGGAATAACCACGCCGCCAGTCGTAATCGATATGTGCTTACCTGCATCAGCAAGAGCCAAGGTATAGGAAGCTGTCTGACTGTTCTGCGGCAAGCCGCGATAGCCAAGAGTATTAGCCGCGATAGTGCCTGTCGCGGTGATTGTTACGTCTTGGTCAAGGGCTGTGATGTCGGTGTTAGCACCTGACGCCGCCGCGCCAAGTGAAGTCAGAGCAGCGCCCGCAGTCGCTGCGTTAGTCCCGCCCTTGGCAATGGACAGCGTGGTGATCGTTGGCTCTTTGGCGTTAAGCTGCGTCTGGATATTTGAAGAAACAGTATCCAGATAGCTGAGTTCTGTAGGGCTGAGTGTCGCGCCATTGGCGGATACGTTGCCCGCTATGGCCAGCGTCTTACCCGCACCGATGTTAAGGCCAACAGAGGTTCCGCTACCGGCCGCAGCAAAAAGCGCATCGACCAGATCGAGATCAGTATTGACCTTTGTTCCCCAAGTATCGGCGGATGCACCGACTTCTGGTTTAGTAAGGCCAAGGTTGGTTGTTGTTGTATCTGCCATTAACCAAATGTCCTTGTCCGAGTAACCAACCGACTTGAGCCTGTCTTGGCCCGCTGTTCTGCAACTTCGTATTCAGCCATGAGGCGGTCTAATATACCAGCCCAGACACCAATGCGCTCATCTTCTTTCAAATATGGCGCGCTTTGGACAAGCGTTGCGTAGAGATATATATCAGGATTGGCAGTTAAAAGCCAGTTAGAAGTGTTCGCATCTGACAGACCAGCAACGCGGGCGTAGTACATTAACTCGCCCGTGTAAGACCCGTCTGGCGCAGGAACGTGTTGAAACTGAGTACCAACAGTTGAGAAGAACATCGGTACACCAGCCGCAGAAAACTTTGTCTTCTGGATGCTGGCTTCTTGCGGCGTGACAAACTCAAGAACCGTAATTGGGTTTGTGGTGATCTGATACCGGATCGTCTCAAGCCAATCAGCCGGACGTGTCTCGTACTCTGCATCAACCGTTACCGTTGCCCGCGTCACCATTTCAGGAGCGCGCATCCGGCGGTTTAAAGACGCTTCCGCTAATGCAACGAAATTTGGAATGGCCGAGGTAAGATCGCTCCTGTTAAGGAAGTCAGCGACGGCGGTCTTTAGTTCAGAGTACGTCGTAATTGCCATTAGATATTTCCTGACCTTGTGCGGAACGCTCTGTTGTCAGGGTCGTTCAACCATTTAGCGAGTGCCTTCTGATCTTTCAGAATGCCCTTACGTTCAAGTTCATAGTACAGCGAAAGTGGAATGCTGCCAACCTTAGACCATTCACCAAAGCGTTCAGGCGCATCATTAAACTCACGTTTGTTCTGTTCGATAATAGGGGCAAAATCCTGTTCTTTGGAGATCACCGCTTCATCAGTACTGGCATCATAATCATAAAATGTTTTAATGCCGGTAAACTTATCGTCGTTAATAAGACGTTTTGTCATAGAGCCCTCTATAGTTAGATGAGGGGGCACTTGGCCCCCTCACCCAGTTAGTTCTTACGAGGTAGTCAAGTCAGCTACGATACCGTGAGCAGCTTGGGTGTTAACCTTCAGGCCATACTCAACGAGCATCAAACGCTTCTCGGCATCGCCGGTCTTAGCAAGAAGGTCTTGCTGGATCGGACGAAGAACTGCCAACGAGGCGTAATCGGGATCGACGACGAACGCGTCACGGTCACGCTGGAAGCGGTTAGGGACGATGTTGACCGTACCAAAGTCAGACACATACACGTCAGCAGCGCCGACGATCTGAGCCTGTTGACCAGCCGGAACATCACGGAACCGAGTAGCAATACCCGAGAATGCCGAGGCAGCCGTCTTGTTGAACGGACCAACCATAAGCATCTTAGGCGTACCACCTGAAGTCCAGACGCTCTGGATAACACTCTTCAGCAAGGTTTCCGTGAACGCACGCTGCGTACCATCGGTACGAGCAGCAGTTGGGGTTGAGCCAACAGTCGGGTTCGCACCGCCTGAACCGAACGAGGTGTTTGAAGTCAACCACGCAGGGAGACCAGCAGTACGACGGGCAACCGTGGTGCTACCAGCAGCGGATGCTTGGTTAGCAAGCAATGCGCTTTCCATGTCGCGCTTCAGTTCTGAACCCAGCTTAGCAAGCTGATAGGTCAGTTCCGAACGACGACCGGCTTTGTCAACAGCTTCGAGCGTACCGGAGATGATAACATTCTTTGTGCTGATCTGCGTGTAGTTACCAACGCGAGCGGTTGGGACAACAGCAGTGAACGAGGAAACGTCATCACCTTCAAGCGCGGCGTTAGAGGCTGAGGCCGAAGCCAAGGCGTCTGTCTGCCACTCGAAGTAGGTGTTCTTAACGCTTTCGCGGCCGATGTTCGAGATGAACGGAGTTTCTTCTGGCGAGATGTTATAGATAACATTCGACAAATCTTCACGAATACCGATAGCAGAGTACCGGGTATAGGTATTACCAACAATAGCCATTAGCTTAAATCCTTATTAAATGAGTTTATCCAAAAGAGCGGCTGCGTCAGAAACGCGGCCACTACGCACAAGGCGCTGGGAAGCTCTCTTTACATCGGTCGAACGTGTGTTGGTTTGAGTACCAGAAGAACCTGGGCGAACAATCCGCGCAACCCTTTTTGGCTGTGCTTTTGCTTTTTCCACTTTCTTTGAACCCTTATCAAACATCATCGCTTTGCGTAGGATTGAAACGTGAGTAGCCTGAACAAGTGCGCTTAGGTCGCGTTCGCTAAACCCATTAGTCAAAGCCCATTCACGAAGTTCCTTAGCTTCGCTCTGCATTGTGCCTTCGTCTTTCCATTCAGGAATTACGTCGGTGAGTTTGGCGCGCTCTGACTGTACAATGTCAGCCAATGCCCGCTGTTGCTCTTTGCTCATCTCTTCAGCAATCCGCTGCTGTTCAGTATTAATAGCCTGAAGTTTAGCGGCTCGCTCTTGACGAGATTTATTCCAATGCCGTTCTAACCGCGCCGCCTCAATGGGGTCTTCGTTATAAAGATTGTCCCAGTCAGGCTCAGCCTCGGACTGCACTTCGATCTGCGCTTTAAGCGTCGGGAGCAGTTCCGCGTATTGAGCGCGTTCCATACGGATCGCTTCGGCTTCGCTATGGAACGACTTGCGTTCTTCAGCTAATGCCTGAGTTTTCCGTGTGTAATCCGAATAACGAGAATAACCTTTCCGAAGTTCGTCAAGGGTGACTTCCACTTCTTTGCCATCATCTTTTACCTTGATGACTAGATCGTCAGGAAGTTCCTGTTCGATAACCTCTTCGTTGTCGTCCTCTTCATACGGGTCAGACTCTTCGGTATCCTCTTCTTCCGAGTAATCCTCGGCCTCAGTTTCTTCCGGTTCGTCTTGAGCCTCTTCAGGCTCTTGCGCCTCGGCCTGATCTTGGTTGTCCTCATTCGGGCCAAGTAGTTGGTCGATGGCTAGTGTTGCTTCGTGGAGGCCGATCCCACCGGGGTTGCCGACTTGTTCCGTCATATAGCACCTTCTTTAATAAATGTTAACTCCTCGATTTGGCGACTAAGCCATCGTCAAGGATTGCCTGTAGGCGGGCTTTCAAACGCTCAAGTCCTTTGAGCGTGTGAAACATGTCAGAGCGGGCGTCGTTGTCGGCGTAGCCAGACATGCGCCACTCTTCAAAAATATCTCTCTCGACTTCAGCAAACGCACCCTTGAGAATGTCATCATCAAGAAGTCGCTTTGCGTGGCCAGCTTTTGTTATAGGGTCCATCAGATTAACGGCATGTACGCAGGGTTGATGGTCATTGCTGGCGGTGCTTGGGTAGGCGCAGTGCCTCCAGAAACAAGACCGCTATACTCTGGCCGGAAGAACATAGCTTCTGGGCCAAAACCATAACGCTCATAGTCTAGGATGTTTGGATTGGCGCGCATATCTTGGCCGCGGGCAAAACCTACGCCCGTGCCAAATGGCGAGACATACGGCACTCCTGTACCTGTACCACCGCTACCGGCGAGAAGGCTTTTTAGAAGATCGGCCCCGACACCACCAATGGACAGAAGTTCAGGTATGCTTAGGCCAGTGCCAAGAACGCCGTCCTTTGTAGAAGGCGGCGTTGTGGTTGAAAAAGTCGGTGGCAACGGATTAACCGTGCCCCCAAGCGTCCCACCAAGCACTTGACCAAGCACACCGCCGATGTTCGGTTCTTGCGGTCTTGTTCCCGTAACAACAATTTCATCGGGCATGGAAGGCTGTGGGTTGATAAGCGAAGCCACCGGTCCAAGCGTTTCGCCAAGGTTCGGCTCTACCGGTCTCCTTCCCGAAACAACAATTTCATCTGGCGTGGTGGGCGACGTACCTACAAGCGAGGGGATTGAACCCAACGCGCTGCCTGCTGCGGAGCCGACAAGGCTAGGCGCGGCTGCTCTCGCTGCGTTTACGAGGATGTCGCCCGCAGCACCACCGACGGCAGCAGGGATTGACGCGCTTGCAAGGCTACCAAAGTTAAGACCTTGAAGTGCATTCGGAATTAAGTCTGCGTTGATGCCGGTCATTGGGGCTGACGCTCCCGACCCAACTTGGCCAAACAGTTGACCGCCAAGAGCAGAACCACCAGCGGACAATCCGGCGCGGAGCAATGTGTTTTCTAAACTACGCCCTTGAGCAACGCTTGATGCCGCAGAACCCAAAGCCGCACCAAGAACGGGGCCAATGCCAGGGATAAAGCCTGCGGCAATTGGTAAGGCCACATCCGCAATCTGGCCGAGAACGCTCTTGTTAGCCTTCTCGTTGGCTACGGTTACATATGCACCGGACGGGTCTGCGGTTTGAATGTCGTAATTCGCCTTGCGGCCTAGTGTGTCGGTTAGGTTCTGACCCAGTTCGGTTGCCTTGCGCGCTGCGTCAACGCCTGCGCCCTCAAACACAACCTGATTGGTGCGGAGGTCAACGAGGCGTACCGGCTGATCTGGCGTTACTGCAAAAACATTGCCGCCCATTTTTCCTGTAGGGTTGCCTTTGTTGGATACTGGCGCGGTTATATACTCTATGTTTGGGTCTTGAATTACGCCACCCATCCGACCGCCGCCAAAGCCGCCTAGACCGCTTAGGTCCAAGCCAGCCAACATGCTTAGATAATCCGGAGTAACAGCCTGTTGCGTCATTGGCATAACTGCCGCCTGACGGGGCGCGTCCATGATAGGCCCCGCAGCAGCGGCTGCTAGAAGTCCCTGTAGTGCAGGATCATCATAGTAATAATCTTCAAACATTACATCATACCTTCTGGGGGGAGTTCAGGTTGCATTGGCATTTCAGGTTGCATCTGTGCTTGCTGAACAGCCTGCGCCATCTGCTGGGCTTGTGCCATCTGCGCCATCTGCGCATCCTGTTGGGCCTGCATAGCGGCGCGTTGCATTTCTTCCTGCTGACGCACCATCTCACGATCACGCTGGATCATGGCTTCGATGCTGGCCGTGTTAACCGGCGTGCCGTACTTAGCTTCAATCTCAGCGGCCTTAATCATAAGGTCGGCGTCAAGTTTGTCGCGCTCACGGTCATCCTTGCGCAGCATGTCTTCGCGTTGCAATTCAAGTTCTGCGGCCTTCTTCTGAATGTCCGCACGAATTGCTTCCATCTGAACCTGAGACAGCATCTCTTCCGGTGTTGGCTGCGGTGGTGCAGGCGGTGGTGGAGGCGGCATCGTGGCTGGGTCGTTGAAGAATACGGTCGGGTCTTTGTATCC